ATCGCCTTCGGCTGTGTACCAATGTCCCGCCTGGTCAGTAGCGACCAGACGGGAATTGGTAGGCTCTTTAGATGTGATTGTAAGAGCCATACAATTTAGAATGGCACTTGGTTGCCGTCTGCATCAAGCTCGACTTTTGTAGTCGTAGGCTTTCCAGCAGCGGTAGCAAACTCCTTGGATGCTCTAATCTTCTCCTGCAACCAATCGGGCATATCGTTGAACTGGCCACCCTCGCCCTGTTCGATTTCGTAGTACAACTGATCGTTGGTGGTGGTAGCTGGTGCTTTCATTCCCTTGGGAAGCTTAGAAGCACCTGCGATGGCGCAGTATTGCCGACCCTGCTGGCTGGTCTTGTGGATCAGTGTGAGCATGGCTGGCTTGCCCAAGAGGTTCTTTAGGCTGAAGGATTGCAGTTCCTTGGCCGTGAAGGTTTGACCCCTCCACTGCTCAAGCAACTTCCGCAAGCTTGCCTTCTCGCCAAGGCTGCGGGTCTGCTCGATGCTGACGACCATAGGTTTTTGCACCTTGGTCACTTTACCCTTTTCCTCTACCTCGTACTCGTCAGTCTGGTCTGGCAACTCAAAGGTTAGGCGGACTTTTGGTGTCCACTTCTCCTGGTTATCCCAGTTTGTCTTCTGATGGCCCAGATCGACCAACGAGTAAAGAACGCCTACGGTTGCTCCAGCTTCGGGCAACTTGCGTTCTGATTTCTGCGATTCACTTAATGTCAATGCCATTGTAGTATCTCCTTTATTTATTTGGGTTTGTTATTGGTTGTATGTATTTGGGGGTAAGTTGGTCTGGGCTGTGTACCCAAAAGCCAGCACCGACTGATGAATTGGTGAACTGGCTGGGAACATATTCAATCTTCACATTTGCAGGTGCAATCTGTCGAGCTAATTCACATACGCTGTCGGCGGTCAGTATGACTAACCACTCTTTGCGTCCATTGCGGCGAAAGAATACCGCTGGAATCTTGCCTTCTGGACAATCCCGCTTTGCCTGCTCCATCCACTCTTCGGGTTTGATTGCTTGGCAACGCTTGCCTTCGATATGAAATGGGAAGTTCTCGCAAACCACATCACCGCTACCACCTTCTGGATTACCCGCGAACTGCTGCGTCCTTCTGGCTTTCTGCCAGCCCTGTTCCCGCAAGTAATTTGCTAATTCGCGCTCGCCTGCTGCACCCTTCGCTCGACTATTGATTTTGCCCATTCATCGGGTTTAGCTGTCAACCCATGATGGTGTCGAGATATATTTTAATCTATTTTAGTTCCGCCAAGTTCTATTAGCTTTGCTAATATCCTCATTAAATCGTCTAATCATTGCTATCATGGTGAGTTTTTCGACGATCTTCTTGTTCTTCTTGACCCAGGCCACGGCTTCATCGAAAGATTGCGCATATTTCAGCCCATCCTCAAACTTTGCCCACGCCTCCTTCTCGGTCATAGGTTCTGAAATACACGCCAGCTCTGACCTGTCGATGGACAAAGCAAAGTTGTGACGCTCTTACAGCGTGCAATTGGCAACAGCCAGAAAAGATCATCATGCATTCCCCAACAAGCCACATAATCTACTCCAGTAATCACTTTCTTTGGTGCATTGTAACCAGATCCGCAGGATGTTGTGAACCTATATCTACTCCTCCCAGGCTCGACGTTCTGCGCTGCCTTGACTTGGATGCGGTGGAACTTGCCATGCTTTTCAGCTACCAAATCATATCCAGAAAAATCTTCCAGCGGGGCAAGCACATTGTAGCCACATCGCAAAAGCGAGCTTACAACTCTTGATACTCCTACCGCACCGATCTGTCTTGGCGATAATTTAATTTTCATGCTTGACGGAATTCGGTTTGTCCTAGAGACTTTTTCCCATGAAAGCAATAACAACTATGACACTGATGGCGATGCTAATGGCATCGGTGATGGCTGATGAACTTGATGATGTATCTGGTGGAGTTTATGACTCTGGCTCGGCTGTGTTTAGCGGCGGGAAGGGATTGACAATTACACAACACGGCTTGTTGGTTGAGGATAAGATTCTTACCCTAACTCCAAAAGGTATTATATCTCGTTGTGGCGATGTTTACTATGGTAATGGTCAAATTATGACAAAAAGCGGTTTTTTGTTTTATGGTTCACAAGGAGTAAAGGTTCAAGACGGAAACTATTACGCTGGAAAGTCTGGTTCGACATATATATTTTCCAACAACGATGAATAATAATTAACCCTGCCCAAAGGTTGACAATCTGTTCCTAATCCTAGCCTCTAAGCCAGGAATGAGCTTCTTTCTAGCTGGGTTGCGTTCAGCTATGTTGTATTCATCCTGCAATTGAGCATCGCTGGCCGCACGCATCAATGCCCTTGGCTCGACCTGGTTGATCGCGGCTAATGTCTTAGGACCAAAACCTCCATCTACTGCCACCTTCTGCCCCAGCGTGTTCAATCCTTGCTGGATGTACTTCGTTGCGCCGCCCAGCCCACGATTAAACGCGAGATCCTGCGTGAATGGCTGGAGTGCTTGAGGGAGTTTTTCAACGAGTGGCGCGGTATATCCTTGGATGTACTCTGCCGCAGCCTTCGCTCTTTCTTGCGCTGGCAACGCCGAGATGACTTGGAACGCTTTGGGGTGGTATCTATCATTGATTCCAGCTACCTCATATTTTCCACCCATATCTCCAGATGGCAACTTGTAAACCATTGGATAACCTTGTGCATCTTTTCTGGCTTCCCAATCTACTGTTTGCATCGGCAATGGAAGCTGGCCTTGTTCTTGTGGCGTAGTTAATGGTCTTGCGTATTCACTCATAGGTTCAATGTTTGGTGCTTGTTGTTGTGGCGCGGATACAGTTTGATCTAACTCTCTGCGAATTGAGTCATCGCGCATTCTTGATTCTAAACCAGTTTGGCGAGAGACTGATCCGCTAATGTCAAAACGCGCCATTATCGTGAAATCCTCTTAGCAATTTCCTCTTTCTTTAGCTGTGCTGCAATTTCGGCAAGGTCTTCATCCTTATCATTTCTTGCGATGGCGGCTAAGTTTGATATTGCGGCAGGAATTGCGCTTGTTGGTATTTCTGAATTTCTTGCAAGCCAGCTCACGAACTTTGGATTTATGAAGGCTCGTCCAAGCGCATTGCCACCAAGAGCAACGGCTGCAATTCCAGTAACAATTCCGTATTTTCCAGCACCAAGAGATCCAGCGGTAGCAAGATAGGTCATTGTCTGTGTCCCGCCAACAGCAGTTCCAGCGGGATTTGCAAGCACCCTTGAACCTTCTCTAATCTTAGCAGCAGTTTCTGCAATTTTCTGCATATCACGCTGGTACTTTTCTCCAAATCTTCCAAATAGCGTAGTCCTTGCTTCTGGACTCAGCCTATTCCAATTAGTTAGGAATCTTTCTGTGCTGAAAATGTCTCCAGCCTCATCTTGCTGTCCTGGCAATGCTCTTCCCATTCTTGATATAAACGAAGAGGCAACCGCTTTTTGCTCTGGTTCGGGTATGCTCTGCATAACAGTGCGTAATCTGGTTGCACCTATATCCGAACCTTCAAATGCTGCTCTAAAAATCTTTTCTGGCTCGTTCTTGTTTATGAAGCTTTGGAGTTTTTCCATTCTTGAATGCAATGCGCGGGTATATTTATTTGCCCTATTGAACGCATTTACGGCTTTAGGACCAGATTCTTCTGCTGCCGCCCTCAAGTCTTCGGTTATCGCACCATAAATCTTTTTATACTGCCCTTGTGAAACGGTTGACATTAACTGAACCGAGGCAAGTTTCTCGCCAATCTTAGAGCGTAATCCCTTTAGAGCTGAAAATGGAATGTCTCCCTCTGCGTTTAACAAGTCAGTCTCCAAGTCACCCTTGAGCGCGCCTATTTCTTGACTCATTATAAGTTGATTTCTTGATAGTGCTGGTGCGCCCTCAATTGGCCTTGAAAGCTGTTCGAGTGCGGAGTATGTGTTGCTCGCCTTAACTGGCTTAACTTTTGGTATAACTGTATCTAAATTATTGTATAATCCGCTTTCAACCGATCTTGCTCTTGGAAGAAACACATCCTCAACGCCTCTCTGGATTCCAGCACCAGCAATAGTAGGTTCTTTTACTCTTGATAATTCTTCAGCAATTTGTTTTGTTCTAGCACCTATTTCTGCTTGCTGGCTTATGGCTTTTTCTCTCATCATAGAAACAGAGCCTGGAAGCCTTCCAATCGTTGTCTCAAGACCTTGTATCACACCGCTACCAGTTGCCTGCCCAGCAGATGGCGTTGTTCCAGCAGCCGCAAAAGACTCGATATTTCTGCGTATTTCTTCTTGGTTTGCCCTCGCTCTACCAAGCTGACGCAATGATGCCTCACCAAGAGGTCCAGCAGTTGGGATAATAGCACCAGCCAATCCAGCAGCCGCTTGACCAACTGGACCTGCCCCAGCCTGTTCTGCAAGGCTAGATCCTATTGCGCTAGTAACTCCAGATGCAGCCTGCATAGCTGGGCGTTCTGTTAAAACTTGACCAACTCCACGCAACACTGGCGAGACAGCTTGTGTTGCCAATTTGCCAGCAGCCATTCCACCGCCCATTCCAGTAGTTGCCTCAATAATATTAGAGCGCATCCTTTCGCCAGCAGTTACTGGACGAGGCAATCCAATGTCTGTCTTTATTTCATCAAGAAGTTCGCTAAGAGGCTTTCCTTGACCAGTTAATGAAGAATATACCCTAGATCCAATATCAGTAAGAAGACCAGCCGTAGCACCAACCGCTGCACCTGGGATCGCTCCAACCCCACCAAGCGTTGCTCCAATTCCAGCACCAGTAGCAGCACCAACTGTGATTGGGTTAATTGCTGCTCTTGCAGTAAGACCAGTTTCTCTTGCTAAAGCCTCGCCAACTCCTTGTGGCTGTATGGCGGATTTAGCTTCAGAATAATCGCTGATTACTTGTTCAGCTATTCTGTCTTGTTCTACCTCGGAGAGATTGTCTGGGACTTCAATCTTCCCTATATTCTCAATCTCAATGAAGGCCATTACTTAACTCGTATTACTTTTCCAGTTGCTGGATCAGTTGTATATTTCCCAACCACACCAGTCGCACCTTGAGCCGCTTGCCCTGGTTGAGCAACCCCAACATCAGATCCTTTCCCAATTTGAAGAGATTTTGGAATTTCAAATCCAGCCTCTTGATATGCTTGCAATTTATCTAAATATTCCCTTTTGCGCTGTGCTGTAAATAATTCAAGCCTCTGCCTGTAATCTCCAGTATATGGATCTCCAATTTCTTGTAAAAATCTTTTTGCTTCTTCATCGGTTACTTGCGCGCCAGACCTTGCTTTTAATATTTGATCTCTAACCCCAGCATACGCTTGATTCATTGTCGTGAAGTCTGGACTCATTCCAAAATAAGATTTCCCAGCCTCAATGCGACCAGAAACTGGACCATAAAGATTTTCGCTGGTTGTATCAAGTGCTTTTGCCCCAAGCTCAACAAGATTCTTAAACTCAACAAGATCATCTGCTTGCTTAATTGGAAGCTTCTTGAAATTATCTTTAGCATTTTTGAATTGCAAATCACGCATTGTTCTGTAGGCATCGGCATTATATTTGTCGCCAACTTGATCGTATTGATCTATTTGCTGATTTATTGCAGCCAATCTTTGTGCGCCCATTTGTGTTCTGCGAGTCATTAGGTCATTTACTTGATCCTCTGGAACTACTGTTGGCACAGCCCCAACTCCCTCAACTTGCCTTGTTCCGCCAAGTTCACCAGCCCTAGCGTAAGCAGCAGCCTTTTGCCCAATTGTTGCGTTTTGATCCTGCAAAACTCGCAATGAAGCATCTATAGCTTCTCCACGCTTAATTGGGTCTTCTTTGTCTATTGCCAATTGCACAAGCCTTGACCTTAATGCTCGCTCTTGCGCTTCTGATTCTCGAAGCTTCTTAGTTTCTGGTCCTTCAATATTAAAACTTAGTCCCATATTTATCTCCTATTTGCTAAATGAAAAACTTGGCAATAATGAACCAATGCCAGAAGCAATTGCTCCAAACTGTTGGGCTCCTGAAGGCTGGCTTGCAATTGCCCCGACATTGGCACTATACGTTTTGGCCGCATAATCCGCCAACGTATTGTAAATCCCAGCCGCATTCTGCGCGCCAATGAATCCAGCATTAGGATTGACATAGGCATACGGATTGGCGGCTGAAGGCGTGGCTTGGAAGCCACCAGTAGCTTGAGGTGCGGAGGCAGCTAGGTAATTGTTTAGAATATTCTGCTGTTGTCCAAGACGCTGTGAAGCCAAATTATACATTGTCGGACCGCTTGCAATAAAGCCTTGAGCCGCGCCAAGGCGAGACTGAGTAAGGGCGTTACGCAAGCCAACGTCACGCGCAATTGCGTCTGACATACTTTGACCAGAAGCCAAGAATCCTTGGGCTGCACCAAGGCGAGCTTGGAGTCTTTGCTCACCAGCCAATCCAGTTGTGACCGCTTCCTCTACGGCTGGTGCAACACCAAAGATGTTGCCTCTGGCAGTCTGTGCTGCCCTTGCAGCCTGCTGGTACTGCCTCTGCTCTTCCGCGCCAAGCTGTGAGCCTAGCGCAACCTGACCAGCAATCCGTTGTTCAACATCACGCCTAAAGGCTTCTGTCTCTGGGCTGGTCGTTGCCTCAAGCGGAGTTTCAGCCATCGCCTGGTACTGCTTGGCAAGCCCACGGACGGTTGCGCCAATCGTGGGGTCAATTACATCAATTTGAGCAAGAGTACGTTCTTCTGGAAGGCGGAGTGATTCTCTGAATTTTGCCAAAGCAGAAGTGGCCTGCTCGCCGCTGATTGGCTTATATCCTTCGTAAAGATTCTTGGCTTCGAGCGTGTCTTTTTGTGCTTGGGCAAGATCGCTTTTTAATGTATCAATTGATTTTTGAGCCTCATCTCTGCTTTTGCCAGCAGGAAGATCCGCATATATTTGATTGGCTTGATCGAGTTGGCTTTGGAGATCGGTTACTGCCGCAGTTCCAATATCATAAAGACTTTTATATTGACTCCTGCTTTGAGTATTGATGTCGTTAAGAATTTGCTCGTCCGTTACCTGGACGTTCAGCCTTCCAGCAAGACCACTTTTATTTACATCAAAGAAGTTCTCGCCACGAAGAGCCTCTAGTCCTGTTGAAAGTTTTTTAGTCCCAGCAACAGCCGACCCTATGTTTACGCCAATATCGGCCAAGCCAAGCCTTGTCAGCGACTCGCCAAGCTTGGGTGCTGTGTTTGTTGCTGTTGCCTCAAGCCTGCGAAGGGCATCCTGCTCAATAACAAGCCTATCGTAAGCATTAGATTTTGCATCCCTTAATTTGCCACCCTTTAGGGGTAATGGAGTCACACCATCAGCGTCCAATCCTTTCGATCTATACTGCTGTATCTCTACATTCTTTCTTTGCTGATTGATCTGATCAATTAGATCAGTTCCTTCAGTAATATTTGCAATTACTTGCTTCGCATCAAGGCTTAAATTTTTTGAATCAAAATCACGAACAAGTCTTGCCGCATCTTTTAATTCCTGCTGATCTTTCGCGTTTAGATTGGCTACACCAACCTGCTGTGCCTGAGATAAAATATTTGAATAATTTGTTACCGCCTTGGTGAAGCTATCTGGCTTCTCTTTCCCTTTTGTTATTTTTGGAATATCAAAAACAGCCTTGTCTGCCGCTGCCGTATCAAATACTTGCTTATTCCCAACCGTCTTTACATAGGTATTCTTTACGTCTGTTAATCCAGCCGCAGTGTACTTGTCAATTAAAGCTTGATTCGGATCTGGCTGTGGTTTTGCTGCTTTTGCCATATTAAACTATTCCTGTCCTTGGAAGACCGCTAAGATAATCGACTTGATTTGCGCCTTGGCTTTGTTGAACTTCTTGCGGAACTGCGCCCATTGGAGATTGACCATAAAGACGGGCAAACTGAAGTGCGGCCTGCTGACCTAAGCCACGCTGAGTTGCAAACGCATCTGGAGACATTTCAAACTGACGGCGCATAGCCTCTAGTGAACGCTGTGGGCCTAGCTCACGCTCAACCTGTAAGCCAGCTTGGGCTGATTTTTGCAAATCTAATGCCGACATCTGGCGTTCTAGTTCACGCTGACGAGGAGAATACTTCTCTCGAAGGCGTTGTTCTAAGGCGGCTATGTCTGGCTGTTTCTGGATGTATGTCTCCAACGAAGAACGATAGAAAATATCATTCGCCTGAGCCGCTTTCATCGGATCGGGCGGAGGCGGGGGTGCAGGAATAGAAGGACCGCCACCCATTAGAGTAAAGCCTTTCGCATAAATTTCATATATTCATAACTCCTTGGTTTGCCAGAACGATTAAAGGTGATCCGCTTGCGAGGACCAAAACGCTCCGCTAGGAGCAACAGCAAGCACCTTAAGGATTTAGCACCTTTTGAGGATATAGTCAAATCAACAAATACATTCTCACCATCTTCGCTATGCACATAATGGTCAGCCTTTTGCCCATCCTTTATGCACCTAGCCAAAGCCACCCCAGCTATGCCATCCTCATCCCTCACAATACCAACCATGCCCTGCTTCTCAAACCAGCCAAACCACTCTGCTAGGTTAGGCCACATAGCCTCTGGAACGCCACTTTCCTCAATGTATTCAATAGCCGTCATATATTCTTTTGCACCTCGATGGTGTCTGGGTTAGCTGCAAGCAATATTCCCCGAATAGAAAGCTTCTTGGATGGCGCGGAAACAATCATACGCATATTGCGCCACTTCTGGTAGGAACGCAGGCTGTTAGCAATGCGTTTTACGGTTTGTGCTGACAGCGTAGCTGGGAGGGTGAATGGAAGGGTAATTCCACCAGCAGAGCGCGTGTCAACATTTGAGGCTATTCCTACTGTTGTTCCGTCCGTATCACGCCTCATGCTGATGCTGGCGTTGGTAGAGCCAGAGTTGAAGAACTCAATCTCATAGTGAGATCCAAACTTCTGCGCGATCCGATCATCAAACTCGTAAGCCTTAGACGCTACCGAACTTGTATAGCTTCCTGTGGAAGTATAATCCACATAGTCTGATGTTGGGTCGGCTGAGTCCGCATCCTTGTAGCCAAGGTAATGCCCAACCCTGCTTGTGGGACTTCCGAATGCAAGCTTTTGTGAGTTTACCGCAAATCCAGTTGAGAAGTTTGTAATCACCATTCTGGCAGCAGCGATGCTCCACAAGCCTTCAAAGGCATTGAACAACGCATTGTAAACCAGAATATGGCTTGGCGTGATTGCGGTATCTAATGGGATTGCCAGAAAGTATCTGTTGTTATAGAACGCAGCGTTACAAAGTGTAACATAGTTCTTGTTGATCCTGGCAATGATGTTCTTGACAGGCTCGCTGATCGGCGTTCCTACGATATAAAAGTCATCAGCAATAGACCTAGCTACAGACCTGATTCCGTCATTGGATAAAAAGAATACGTCTTTGTTGACGAAGTTGACAGACCTGCCAGATACGCATCCAATTCTATCGTTCAGTAGTCGCACTGTCCAGCCAGCCGCAGTTGTTTGGGTTGGGTCGGCAGTTACCAAGTAAATCTTGTTTGGCTTAAAGACAAGTATTTCATAATCGTAGAAAGGCTGGATGGCAACAATGTCCTCACCATCATCACCGCCAACAATGATGCTATTGGTTGACTTCCATACCTCTGCATCAAGGATGTCTGAGGCATAAAGCGTGTTGCGGTCTTCACCGCTTCCAACTGCAAATAGCCTATTTGTAAATTGACGGACAAGACGAAGGCCAGTTGGCGCAAGGGCAGAAATGCTGGCTGTTGCAGTAGCTGTTCTGTGGTTTCCGCCAGCAGGAGGTGCTGCTATTGTAACTGTCGGAGCAGATGTATATCCAGATCCAGCATTTGTAATTGTTATGCTAGATACGCTCCCGCTTGTTATTTGAGCAATAGCTGTTGCATTTGTTCCATAGGTTAAATTTGGCGTGCCTATTGTTACTGTTGTTGTTGTTGTGGAATATCCATTCCCAGCATCTGTTATTGAAATTGATAATATTCTTGATCCTTGTTGAAAATCATTTGTTCCATTCGAAAACTTCAAAACACTTGTTCCATCCGTATAAAACAAATTATTGTTAAACTGCGAGAAATCTACTTGAACGCTGGAGTTGTGAACCGTACCGCCAGTTGTTGCAAAAGTATTTGAGCTTGTTGACCTAAAAATTGTTCCATTTGTAGCCACAATCAAACGCTCTGTTGTTGGG